TGTTTCTACACCGTCCTCGTCTTTTTCCTCAAAACCGGGCAAGTCAAGGTCGACGTGCATTTCTAACAGCGTTATAGAATCACTTGATTGCACGTTACGACGGAAACCGGTAAGGTCTTGAACCTTATCTTTAGCATCGTCTAGATCTGCTGCTTCATCAGGAAATAATTCAATATCTCGATAGAAGTCAGAAACTTGTAGCTTTCGTACGTCATTTAAACTCATATTTATGACATGCGTAAAGCGTGGGGTCGTCTCTAAACTCGACTCTGTATAGGAAACAACTAGATCGTCGGGCATAACAAACTTGCTAACTGGACGATTTAGCGTTTGGTCGAAATAAGTTTTCTTAAAAGTAGATCCTGCAAGTGGCAAATAGAACAACATTTGATCAAGTTCAGGATCAAACTCTTCCATAACGTCCAAAACTATAAAATTCATATAACTTCGGACGCGCTCGGCTTGTTCTACTACTTCCGGCGTTTCGTTCCCGATGATGCGCGTTTGCGTTGGGCCACCGGGCGGGAGGAGTTCTTTGTACGCCCCCGCTTGGAATTGCGTGGCGCTTTCGGCGATGAGCGGGTGGTAGACGCCGGTTGCTCCACGGAACGGTTCTTCCCTGTCATCGGTTTTAATTCCGAGGAGGTCGAGTCCGTCTGTATATTGATCAAGCCAGTCCTGACGCGATTCCAAATCGTCTTTATACGATGCAAGCAACTCTGAAGCCAGCTCATCTAACTCTCCTTCTTCCATTTCCTCAGCAAGGTTGGAATAAAAATCGCCCTCAAAATCTTTTTCTTCTTCTACATAACCAACTATCGCACTCCCATCTTCTAACATCACTGTATCATCTGATGCAAAAACTGGTGCTTCTTCGTCGATAACAGCCTCTACTTCGACTTCAGCTGGTTCGGGCGTTGCCATGAGCTGCGCGATAGATTTTTCAACTGCCATCGGTTGCTTCCTCAATAGTAAACAAACTTTTTGAGCTTGTATTCTAGCTCTTCGTCTTCATAATCTGACGGCTGGCGGATAAACCCACCTTGCCTAAAGCGTAATAGGGCTTGTGTCGTGGAATCGACCAAGTCATCATGTTCTCCGTTTGGAAATTCGCATAATTCTTCGACAAGTTCCTCCGCGAAACGTGTTTCTGGCACCCAGACCAACCCGGACTCAAAAATGGGTGAAACAGCGTTAGTGCGAGCAATCTTATCATTCCCTCTGTTAGGCGAATAATTTTGTACGGGTATACCCATAGCCCGTAATTCTTGCGTCAAAGGTAAACCAGACGCTTTTGACTCGATAATAACTGAATCAGGATCCCAGTGTATATAACTTTCGTAAGCGACCCGCTTTAACTCCGGAAAATCATAACGATCCTTGATAGAATCAAGCAACATTATGTTATATTGATCCGTTTGTTCATTACGAAAGACGCCCCAAGTCGTGATCGCACTAAAATCAGCACTTTGTGACTTCAAAAACGCCGTATCGTAGCTTTGGATAATGTATTCAGGCGTCGGCGGGGCAACTTTATCCCAAATTTTGATCCATTCGCGTTGAATTATCGCGCCTTCACCGCCTGTAGGCTCTTGCATCCATTGCGCAGCCCATTTTTGATGCGGCAAAGAGGCTCGAATACCTTCTAATTCTTCAATTTTCCAAAATTCTGGCCAACAAGGGTTCCCAGACGGCATAATTGCAGGAAATTCTATAACTTCCCATTGGTCAGCCTTCGGATCCATAGCCTGTGCCTTCAATAATTGGCCAGTAAGATCCTTTTTTGACCATCTCGTCATGACTAAAACGATGGTTCCGCCCGGTTGTAGACGCTGCCGGGGACCAGATGTATACCATTCGTAGGCCATATCCATGGCCGTTTCGCTCATCGCGTCTTGTTCCGAATGTGGGTCGTCAATAATAAGAACATCAGCGCCACGACCAGTGATCGCACCTCCGACACCAGACGCAAAATACTCCCCGCCCTTCGATGTTTCCCATCGTCCTGCAGCCTTAGAATCCGCTCGCAATGAAACATCTTGAAAAACTTTCTTATAGTCTTCAGTATCTACGAGGTCACGAATCTTTCTACCAAAACGCACCGCTAGTTCGCCCGTATGCGTTGCCTGAATTATCTTTAAATCAGGTTTAAGGCCCAAGAGCCAAGATGGAAGAAAATACGACGACATTTCTGACTTCGAATGTCGTGGCCCCATGTTGATAATTACGCGTTTTAATTCACCACGCGCAATACGATTAAACGTCTGAGACATTTTACGATGGTGCGCACCCTCAATAAACGAAGGCCACATCGTTCTAACGTAAGTTAAAAAGTCCTCGCGCGATTGTTTACGGACTTCACGTTGTTTTAGCTCTTCGGCGATAACAAACGCAAGTTCAGCTTTTTCGCGGGGTAAGTGAGAAAAGTCGGGGTTATCGAGCATCTTCAGCTAAAAGCCTTGCCATTGCTGCTGCGTTATCGGGGTTTGGAGCGTAAAACTCGTCAAAAGTATTCATCATCATCTGTACCGCACTAGCATCTAAAGTACCGTCGCCTTTTTCTATCAAACCCTTAATTATTTCGTCTGGCGTAGCGTCGTCTGCAAACCCATAAAATTCTCTTAAACTACCCGGACCCTTTTCTTTTAAGGTGTTGGCGAGGATAGAATCCTCTAGACCACCCTGCTTATATGCTTCTGTAAAAATTTTACCTTTTTCTTCGTGAATTAAACGTCGCGCTTCAAACAAGTCAAGGTTTTTATTTTGTTTCATAAAGTCTAAAAGGATATAACTGTTGAGCATTTCGACAGGCTCATCCTCTAAAGCATCTACATTTATTTTCGTCGTATCAAAATCTAAGTCTGCAATTTCTCCTAAATTCTTCGGCATTCCTTGTGGCGAATTTTCGTAACGAGAAATTAACCGGTCTATGGCATCGCTCATATCATCTAAATGATAAAGATTTTGGTATAATTTTTCTTCGGTTAACCCCATATTAACATAATTATCAGAACTCTTTTTTAGAACACCATCATAAACTTTAGATAATTTTTCTCTAACAAACGGTAAACTATCTAACAACTTCGAACCTGTAATATTCGGTACAGCTTTTGCTGCTTTTGCAGCTGCGCCTATCGGTAAATCAGCAATACCTTTTGCTACAGCTGTCGTTGCAACAGGTAATGCCGCTAACCCTTTTACAACAGCTCGCCGCTGTAAATCAGGGTTATCTGGTGCCGCCGTTTTTGGTAAAACTTTCCTTCCGGCTTTAATTGCAAGGCCCAAAGGTCCAAGACCTTCGAGCGCACTTAACCCAACTATACCAGCCCCGAGACCTTTACCAACTAAATCGTCGGAGCGCTGGTACATCCGCGCTCCTTCTTGACCGCCGAATATAGCTCCCGCTGGAGTAAAATCAGCAATACCCATAGAACCAAGCATCGTTGGCGAACTTTCGTCGCCAAAAATATCTCGCGCTAAATCGTAAGACCGATAATTATCCATACCGAACTTATCGCGCAAAAGATTTGCAACGTATTGAGTAGAACGCTCACGAAACGTAGGATTATATGCGCGTAGCTCTGCCATTACCTTCTTGGCCTATTACGACCTTTCCGTCTATCTCGTGCCGCCTGCATTTGACGAGCAACTTCCATATCGTATGCGTCCTTGATTTTTTGAAATTTTTCTGGTTCCATCGCATAAAATACGCCGGGGTCAATACCATAGGCTTGCGCAACTTCTTCTTGCGGATCAAGCCCTGTACGGTTAGCGCCAGCAATAAGATCTAAAGGTAATGCCGCTAT